ATAGCTTTTCGCTGCTATGGGTGGAGTTGGCTGAAAGCCTACAAGTCTACACAGTCTGAATGCGTTGTCTAATTCAGTTACTGTGTCTATGAAAATTTCATTCGCTATCTGATCCATCTTAAAAGAAAGCGTATCAGCAATGAAGGCCCAGTTTTCCAAAAGCATTACAGCCAATGAAGACTCAACGAAATCAGAAAACTCGCCAGCAAACCTTTGTTGTGTGAATTGCAGGAGCCTTGTCTTCATGCTCCAAAAATCTTGGTTTGTGTAGTTTAAATTGAACACATTTGGCTTTTTAATGATTTCAGCCTTAGCGTATGGTTCTACATTAAAAGGACAATTATTGGTCATATTAAGCTCCTAAGGGTACTTCTAGCCTCAGCTCATTAATCGTCCTGATATCAAGTCTATCAAAGAATGTAACTCTGATGAGCAAAACATGCTCGTTGTCTGGGTCTGGATCGTCTGGGTTTGCGCTATCCGAGTCAAGCTTTGACTGAATATATATGTTTTCAATCGCCACTCTTGGCTCCCACATTTTCAATGAAGTGGCTATCATTCCTTTTGCCTCTAAGATAGTGCTGGCATCATTTGGGTTAAAAAAAAGTTTCCTTAATGGTGTGCCAAAATCTGGCAACATAACCCTTTCCCTTGGATTTGTGAGCAAAAGAACAATCATGTCTGATTTGATCTGGTCAACTCCACTTTGAATGTAAAAGAAACCCTTTGGGTTCTTTGTTATTGGGTATGGAACCCCCTTGAAACTTTTTTGGGATATCATTATGCACCACCTGCGGTTGAGGTTTCATTGGCTGGATTGCATCTCTTCTTTGCAAATGGCAATATGTGAGTTATTGACATGCATGGGTCTGTCTTGCCAACACTTGCCACGATCTTAGAACTTAGCCTTACCGTCCCAGTCTTCATGTCATAAACGCATAACCTTCCTATTCTTGGGCTGTTCTTTGGCCCATCCTTGCCAGCAAGTAGGGCTATGAAGTCCTTGGCGTAGAAGATGTGAGATTTTTTTGTTATGTTGACATAGAAATCCCTGGTGTACACCAACTTGAGTTTGCTGATCATTTCTATTTTGTTGTGTGGTGTTGAGCATCCACCTATGTCGCCTATGATTTCAACTTGATCATCTGTAGTGGCTATAATGTGGTTGCCGGCAACACGCAGAAAAACAAGACCTGGACCACTGGGTGCCTCTTGATACTTGTGAATGTGTGGCCCCCTACAATTTGTGTTGTGTGGGCAGTAAATCTGGATGTATTGCCTTTGGGTGGTTATTTGGCTGTTGTCATCACGCATGAGGAATTCAAGTCCATAGCCAGATCTTATTTTCACATATGCCTTTTTGGCCAGAGGTTTTGGGTCGCCACCATGGCCGACTGGCGTTTGTTCTTCATTTTGTTTTTCTGGACTAAGACTTTTTCTGGAACCTTCGCCACATTGTTCATTGTCTTCATCAATCATCTCGAACTGGTGCTTGCTTGTTGTCTGCATGCTGATGCCACGGTGCTTGCCAGCTATGCACTTGGATTTCTCATGGTCGTTTAGCTCAATTCTGTTTCCAAACGCCGTCAAAAGCTTGATGCCATTCCACTCGCTTCTTATCTCTGGCTCTTTCTCAAGGTCGGATAGCTCAATCATGTGCCCCGTGGCAGATTTGATGTAGGTTCTTCCCTCAAATATGTTTTCTGCACCAAAGTCGAACGGTCTAAGGCTTCTCTCCCATTCTGGTATTCCAACTGGGCAACTTACCGAATCATCCATGACGAATGTGTGCCCACCAACACTCATGAGTTGTATGCCAGACTGTGGTAGGTCACAGGTGTTGTTCTGTGGTGTCTCTGGACCCCTATAGGCACGGCATTCGTTTTCATGCTTGAAGTATGGATTTTGCCCTTTTTGTTCTTTGTAACGAGATGATTTGGGATGTCCAGTTCTTGCTTGAGATGAAAATCTTGGTATCAGTTTTCCACATATTGGAATCTCTGATGTTGGAACATAATCTGGAACTATATCTTTTGTTTGTTGACTTTTTTTCGCTAGCGCCTTTGCTGATGCGTTTAATTCATCGACGCCTTGGTTTGGATTACCATCAGTTGGCACAATGCCAGCATCTATACCTATTGCTCTTGCCATATCTGGATATGGCTCTTCTGGTGTCCCAGCTATACAGCTGACATCATCATCGGCAACTATCTCGTCCGTGTTTGGGAAAGTAACCTTGCAATCTGGGTGTGCCCATTGGCCGCCATAATGAAGATGGTCATCCTTGAGCATCAGCCAGTTTCCTGTACTGCTTATAAGCTCAATCCTTTTCCATCTTCTATTGCACTTTGGATCTCCATCAACCATTTTTAGGGCATGCTTTTCAGGTGTCTTAAACCCATAAATGTTTGGAAATGTGATGATTCTTTGGACTTCTGGCATATCAGCAAAGTCTAGAATGGAAGTTAAATCAAAACCATTATAGCTTTCTGTGTTCCATGGAGGCAAAACTTGACTTTCATCATTGGGTCCGACCAAGTAACCTTTGCGATGACCTTCCCATATCTTGTAGTACTCATCCATAAGGTGGTTGACACCCCAATTGTGTTGTCCCTCTGGCCCTCTATTCCTAGGCCATACAGTTCCAATGTAAAAAGCTGAGCTTCTATTGCCATTTTCAAAAATCAAAGCAATCGATGATCCAGCTGGTGGAACCCAATTTAGCCCAGAATCATCAAAACCGCCCATGGCAGATATTGGATGCGCCCATGGAAGTTCTTTGATTTGTACATCAGCCCTATGTAGTTTTGGACAGAAAAATCTGACACGGTTCTGCTTCCATATGTCTATAGTCTCGATGACTAAACCAACCATCAAACCAAAATGCATGTCCTTGGTATCGCTTGTCTGGCTTCTCTGGTTTGATCTTGATATCGCCACAGTTGAGTATTCAACACTCCCAAGTTGATTGGTAAGGCTCAAAATTTTTCTTTCTAGTTCTGCGACTTTGCTTGAGATGCTCATGAAACTTCCTCTCCAAGGAATGTGCCATCGCCAGTATTTTCGGTGTAAGGACCACAGCTTCCTTCGCCGCCAATTGGATCGGTAGCGGGAAGTTCCGCATTTGGCACAGCCAATCCAACCTTTAACTTAGTTATAAACTTACCAGGTTCTATTTGGTGATCGACCCCCTCAAGCATCCAATTTTTGTTTGAGAGGGTTTTATTTGTTTCTGGCTTTGCTATCCATGTGCAAGATTCTTTACTACCACCTTTTATTTGATATGGACTTACAACTGATATGCTGATGTACCTTCCAATGTCAGTTATGTCTGCATAAAAAGGATCTCCAATTATTGTAAGTTCGCCTTGAATACTTTTAGCTGTATCAAATGGCTTGTTTGCAAGTGTCGCTGCTTCTTTGGCGTCTTCCAGCATGGAGGCATGTATTTCTGGTGGTATTGTATAACTGTATTCAATTGGTATTGCTTGCTCGTTACCCGATCCAGTACCTTCGATTGGCTGTAAATCTGCGGGTTCTTGTGCTTTTTTTTGTTCGCCAGTGCTTCCACCACCAGAAATTCCACCAAAACCGCCTGCGTCTAATATCCAGTCAATTTCAGGAGAAAATTCAATTACGGGACTGCAATTTCCGCCATTTACCACATATGATTTTATATTGCCCTTGCATCCACAAAATTCTGGTTTGCGACACTCATCATCTTCTTGTATGACTAATTCTGAACTTGTTGGATCATATTTAAAATAAACACCTTTCTTGTCAACTGTCCTAGTGGTGCTGACCCAAGACCTAATTGTTGCAAGCAAGGGCAGCTCATTTGCTTGCCAAACAGCTTTGTAGCCTCTTGGCTCAATTTCAAAGTCAAACTCTCCACCGTCTCTTCCACGAAATCTCACATCAAGAACGGGATCTTGAGTGTTGCAAAGTTCAATGATTGCGTCTTTGAGTGGTATGTAATTTCCTTCTTCGCCAATATTTTTAGTCACACGACGGTCATTGTGCCTCTCTAAAAGATCTTTGCACTCAAGTTTTATTTTTGCTATGCCTTTGTCAATGTTAGTTGACATTTTAACTGGGAGTATGTGTATCCATTCTGATAATTTGTCATTTACTTGATTGAGGCAATCTTTAAGTATCCATCCAAAGCGCATTCTTGTGGCTTTTATTTCCTCATCTGCCTTTGCGACGGTTTTATTCATTAGATCAAAAAGTTTTTTGTACCCATCAGATCCCTCTGCTAATATCTCAAATTCAACTGTTATGCCGCCATTGCCACGACTCATGCCATATTGCATGGAGCTTATCACCATTGAATGTGGATCTTGTGGGAATGACTCATTTCCGCAGTAAATTTTAAGACCTCTTATATCAAGCTCAACCCAAGGAGCATAGACACGGCCAGCTGGTGGTAATTCTGGTTCATGACAAAGACAATCTTTTACATCACCACTTACTTGACAAGCCATTTCGCTCCTTATGAAATTTGACCAGGTATTTTTATGCTTAATCCAGATTTAAAATCCCATATATCTTTTATTCCGTTGGCTTCCATGATGATGTGCCAAAATATGCTGGCACCATAAAAATCAACTGCTACTAAATCTGGTCTATATTCGTATCCCTTGTTCACTACTGTGTACTTATCATTTTTTGATTTCTCAATTTTTGTCTTTCTGTACAGTGGGAAAGTAATATACTTATTTTCACCATAGTAAATTACTGTGTTGTCTTCATACCTACTGCCAGAAGCCACCACTTTACCAGCTGATATCCTTGAGACTTCTATTTTGTTGGCCATGATTTTTCTCCGTTACTGAGAGCCGCCAGTTACAACTATGTCTTCCGCATATGGCAAGTCGGCTGATTGGTAAACAACCTCAAAGTCAAGGCTTACATCTAATTTGTATGGAATACCTTCAACTTCATCCCAAGGAACTGCAGGATCAAACTTGACATTGTAATTGTTCAAAACAACACAAAGTGTTTCATCTGCCAAATTTTCATAACACTTGATTTCCATGATTGGTGGCGGAACATAAGTTCCAGTTTGAGCTTGTTGAGGGTAGACATGCGCTTCAAGCCATCGAAGTGTGTTCTTGATGGCAGTTGCTGATTGCGGGCCACTTTCTTGTTGTACAAAAAAATGGCATTCGCATGTAATCATTCTATTTTCAGAATTAGCATATACTTTAAATGGAGCGGTTCTTCCAATGCCAGTTTCATCATTGTACTTAGCTGATTTTTTATCACTTATGTCTGGTAGATTGTCAAAATATAAAGTGTCAATTTCACCTTTGGAATACAACGGGCCATTTGCCTCCAAAGTGCTTGAAATATAACACTTGTCAAGTGGAATAAGTCTTCCATCTCTTCTTGTAGCCTTCATTTTTCACCCCTTTAAATTATTTAGTTCCAGATCCAATGTTGGAAACTTGCTTGCCAGATGTTTGCATATATGCTCCGAACGCCCATTTTGCATTCATATATGGTTTGTTCATGGTTTTCCTTGATGATGTATCAGCATCTGGCGCTGGCGAACCTCCAGACGATAAGTTCTCTTCACCGATGGCATCCACTAACTTAGTTAAAAGCTCTACCATTTGCTCGTTGAGTTGTGTTTGGTACGATGTCTCATTGGCGATATTAGTCAATTCTGGCGATCCAATGTTGGTTGAGGATGGCTCAGATGTGGCTTTGTCTCTCTGAACCATGTCTTGCATGCCAGCCTTGGGCGGAACCGCAGTTGCGGTTTGTGTTGATGCAGTTGCCGAATCATTGGCTGATGATCCAAACAACCAACCACCAACCGATGATGCTATGCTGCTTATGCCTGATCCAAGCATTTTTGCAGGTGCTGTGGCCATGTCAAACACTGTACTTGCAGCGCTTCCAACTGTACTCATGGCTCCACTAACGAAATCGGTTGCTTTACTTGCAGCGCCTCCAAGAACTGATCCTATGGAGCTAAACATGCCACCAAACATACTTGCAGCACCACTTGCGACACCACTAATTGCAGAGCCAACAGAGGATATTCCACCAGTGACAAGACTTGCAGCACCACTTGCGACACCACTAATTGCAGAGCCAACAGCGGATATTCCACCAGTGACAAGGCTTGCGGCACCACTTGCGACACCACTAATTGCAGAGCCAACAGCGGATATTCCACCAGTGACAAGGCTTGC